GTCCTGGATACGTTCAGCGAGCTTCTGTCCCGCGACCTCAGCTTCGATGAAATCGCGAACCGCATGAACGTGAGCAATGCTCAGGTGTGCGTTTATTTTCATCACATCCGCTGTCGGCTCGGATTGGACCAAACGCAGTGACCGTCGCGGGGGGAGAGCTGAGCGAGTCCGCGATCCAGAGGCAGGTGCGGTCCTATCTGGCCGCGCTGGCCATCGATGCGATCCACGTCCCCAACGGCTCCGTCCTGGCCGGCGATGCAAAAGCCCGGGCGATCCAGTCCAACGCACTCAAGAAAGCTGGTGTTCTTCCCGGCTTCCCTGACCTCATCTGTTTCGACCGCCGGGCAAGACGCGTCTGCTTCTTCGAGGTCAAGGCCAAGCGCGGCAGGGTCCAGCCTTCGCAGGAGGCGTTCGCCAAGCAGTTCGTTCCCGTCTGGGGCTGGCCTTACGCCGTGATCCGCAGCGTCGATGATGCGAGGGCCGCTCTGGCAGAATGGGGATGGCGCACATGACCGCCCGTCTCGAAACCGCGCCGGGGAGCAACGTCGTCGAACTGGCGAGCGAGGACCGTGAGGCGACGCTGTGGGCAGATTACTGCCTGCTCGTCCAGCAGCGGGAACGGGAGAGCCGGTTCACGGACCTCGAACTGAACAAGCGCATCGGCCGCGCCTGGGACCGCTGGTGGCAGATCGCCCGGTTGCGGGACGGAGAGGACAAGTGAGGGCGATGGCGCGCGACGACATTCCCGCCAACGACACGGCGCTCGCCAATCCGGAAGCGGAAGCGGTCCTGTGCGGGACGCTGATGCTCATGAACGAGCTGATCGACCCCATAGCCGACCGTCTTTCCTCCGGCGATTTCTCCGATGCTTGGACCGGCAACCTGTTCGCTCTGATCGTCAAGGAACACAGTCTCGGCCGCTCGCCGAACCCGGTGACGCTGAGGCCATATTTCAATGCGGAAGAGCAGGCGATCATCGCCGGGATGACGGGATCGGGAGCGACGGCAATTGTCGCCCGCAGCCTTGCCGATCAGATCCGTGACCTTGCCCAGCGGCGACGGCTTGTCGAAGGCTTGGACGAAGCCCTTGCCCTTGCAGCTGATCCGGAAGCGAACACCGACGAGATCGCCGCAGCCGCAGAAAATGCGCTGGTGTGCGTCCATGGCGACCACGGCGCCACCGCGGAAATGAGCGCCGCCGATGCGATCACGGCTCACCTGGACGCAATCGAGCGCGGACTTCCTCCCGGCGTGTCCAGCGGCATCGAGAGCCTTGATTACGCAATGGGGCCGGTTCGTCCCGGCGATCTTCAAATCATCGCTGGCAGGCCGGGAATGGGCAAATCCATTCTCGGCATGAGCATCGCCAAGGGTGCGGCGCTGGACGGACACGGGGCGCTGTTCATCAGCCTGGAGATGAAGGCCGAGCAATTGGGGATGAGGCTCGCCGCCGACCTATGTTTCAACGGCCATTCGGGGATCAATTTCGGGAATATCGAGAAGGGCGACCTGACCAACGAACAGATGCGCCAGCTTTGCCGCGCTCGCGACAAGATCGCCGACCTTCCGTTGCAGATCACGGTGCACCCGAGCCTTCGCATCGGCCGGCTGAACAGCCTCGTCCGCAGATGGAGGCGGCGCATGGCCGCGAAAGGGCAGAAGCTCGATCTGGTAGTGGTCGATTACCTTCAGCTCATGGACGCGGACAAGGACAGCGACAACAGGGTCCAGGAAATCACCCGCATCAGCCGTGGACTGAAGAGTGCGGCGTTGGCTAATGACGTCGGGATCATCGCGCTCGCCCAGCTCTCACGCAAGGTTGAAGAGCGTGAGGAAAAGCGCCCCAAACTCTCCGACCTTCGCGAGTCAGGTTCAATCGAGCAGGACGCGGACGGTGTGCTGTTCCTCTACCGCCAGGACTATTACCTCAAGCAGACAGAGCCGCCGGAGGACCACGAGCGCCGCGAAAAGTGGGAAGCGGCGATGAACAAGTGCGCTGGCGATATCGAGTTCATCTGCGCCAAGCGCAGGCAGGGCGAAACCGGAATCAGGCATGGCCGCTTCTACGGCTGCTTCCAGGCGGTGCGCTGATGACGGATTGGGTCCGCCTTTGGCACGACATGCCGACCGACCCGAAGTGGAGAACGGTCGCGCGCAAGGCGGGCCAGCGCGTCGGCGATGTCATTGCCGTATTCAATTTCCTGATGGTGGACGCGAGCCGGAACGCATCGGAACGCGGGACTGTCAGCGAAGGGTTCGATCCTGAAGATATCGCGACCGCGCTCGACCTCGACGAAGCGGACGTTCGCGCCATCGTGGATGCGATGCAGGGCAAGGTGCTCGACGGAAAGAAGCTCTGCGGCTGGGAAAAACGTCAGCCAAAACGGGAGGATAGCACAGCCGCGCAACGCAAGGAGGCGTGGAAGGAAAGACAGAAGAACGCGACGGAACGCGATGGAACGCATCGGAACGCACCAGATACAGAGACAGAGACAGATAACCCCCCTAAGCCCCCCCGCAAGCGGGGTGGTGAGGGCAAGCATTTGCTACCGGACGGTTGGCAGCTCCCGCCAATCGCGGAGCTGACGCCGAAGGCCCGAGAGTGTGCCGAGCAATGGCCGCTCGAAGCCTATGAGCGCGAGGGAGAGGCGTTCGAGTGCTTCTGGCGATCCCGGCGCCGGATGATGAGCGACTGGCGGCTCACCTGGTCGAACCGGGTCATCGACCAGCATCCGAAAATCATGCGGGAAGTGCGGTTTGCAGCACCGCGAAACACGGGGCGCGACTTCGAGGACGTGGTGTTGGGCGAGCGCCGTCACGCGGCCTCAACCTGATGGCGCGGGGGTGGGGATGATGGCGACAAGCCGATCGGCGACAAAATGGCGGGATGAGGCGATCATTCAACTGATCGAACGCATTGGCAGGGAGCGCGACCTGCATCCGGACGAAAGCGCGATGCTTCACAGGGCCGTTCGCAGACTCAAGCCCAAGCGCGCGGTGTGGCGTTGGTCGGAAGCGGAGGACAGGGCAATCCGTGAGCTGCTTTCCCGAAGGCCGATCCGGCTTCGCTACGTCCGCTATGCCAAGCCGTTCCAGCGCAACGACGAGGTTCGCGCCCTGGCGGAAAAGCTCGGGCGCAGCGAGTGGGCAATCTACCGGCGAATGGAGCGGCTACGCAAACGCGCGAAATGTTCAGACGCTCGCAAGTCGAGAGAGGGGTAGGCTCTGACCATCATGTGCACAATCACCGACCATGCATTGCTCCGCTATCTCGAACGGGTGTGGAACGTGGACGTGTCCGCTGCCAAGGCCGAGATGATGGCGGGCGCGGCCGCTGTCGATACCGCGGCGGACTTCGGCTGCGATACGGTCAAGCTCGGCAACGGCGGACGGTTGAGGCTGGCGGGCCAGACTGTCGTGACCGTGCTGCCGAAGCGGGGGCGGTAATGGCCGATCGCGGACGCCCGACGAAATACAGGTCAGCATATTGCGATGAAGTCATTGCGGCCGGACAGGAGGGATTGTCGCTAACCGCGTTCGCCGGGATCATCGGCGTGTGCCGCGACACGATCAGTGAATGGGTGAATACGCATCCGGATTTTTCCGTAGCGTGTAAAAAGGCGGCCGCGAAACGGGTCGAATATCTTGAGCGGACGCTGCTGTCCGCAGACGTAGGACCGAGGGTGACTGCGCGCATCTTCGCCCTGAAGAACGCGGCTCCTGCGGAGTGGAAAGACAAGCACGAGATCGAGCATTCCGGCGGCGTGTCCGTCACCAGCCAGCCGCACGACGAGGACCTGTGACCTTTGCGCTGACGGCGAAACAGGTCGAGGCTCAGGCGATCCTCGCCAGCCCGGCCAAGCACCTGATGCTGTTCGGCGGGTCGCGGTCGGGAAAGACGTTTCTGCTAGTCCGCAATGTGGTGATGCGGGCCTTGAAGGCCGCGAACAGCCGTCATGCGATATTCCGGTTCCGCTTCAACAGCGTGAAGAACGCGGTCGTTCTCGACACGTTTCCAAAGGTGATGCGGCTTGCATTCCCGGAAGTGACGTACAAGCTCGACAAGACCGATTGGTACGCGAAGCTGCCGAATAAGTCGGAAATCTGGTTTGCCGGTCTGGACGACAAGGAGCGGGCCGAAAAGGTGCTCGGCATGGAGTTCGCGACGATCTACTTCAACGAGTGTTCGCAGATCCCGCTCAACTCGATCAATCTTGCCATCACCCGCTTGGCGCAGAGCGTGGATCAGCAAATCGACGATCGCGTAAAGCCGCTGAAGCCGAGGGTGTATTACGATGAAAACCCGCCGTCGAAGGCGCATTGGAGCTACAAGAAGTTCATCAAGAAGGTGGACCCGGAAACGGGCGAGGCGCTGAAGAAGCCCGACGACTATGCGTGGTTCAAGATCAACCCGCAGGACAACCGGGAGAATGTCGCGGAAGATTATATCGAAACGCTTGAGGGAATGGGCGCGCGGCATCGCAGGCGCTTCCTCGAAGGCGATTTCGCGGACGAGGCTCCCGGCGCGCTGTTCAGTGACGAGACCATTGAGAAATGGCGGCATGACGAAGACCAGCCCCTCCCGGAGATGGTGAGGGTTGTGGTCGCGGTCGATCCGTCCGGCTCGGATGATGACGACAACGCCGATAATGACGAGATCGGGATAGTCGTCGCGGGACTCGGGCAGGACGGAAACGCCTATCTGGTGGAAGATTGCACCGTGAAGGCTGGACCCGCGACATGGGGGAATATCGCGACAACCGCTTTCGACAGGCACAAGGCCGATGCGGTCGTTGGCGAGATCAATTACGGTGGCGCGATGGTTCGTCATGTGATCCAGACGGCGCGGCCGAGGACGCCGTTCAGGCAGGTTCACGCGAGTCGGGGCAAGGCGGTGCGGGCCGAGCCGTTCAGCGCGCTATACGAACAGGGCAAGATCAGACACGCTGGCCGATTCCCGGCGCTGGAAAGTGAGCTCACGGCGTTCACGACGCACGGTTATGTCGGCGGCGACAGCCCGAACAGGGCCGACGCGCTGATATGGGCGCTGAGCGATCTCTTCCCCGGCATGGTGCAGCCCAAGGCCGCGAATGACGCGCCGGTCTCAATCCCGTCGCTGTCGAGCGCCTTCAACCGCTAACTGTTCAAACGCTTGGGCCTTAGCGCGCCGCTATCATCGCGGGCATGGCCGAAGACACGGACGACGCACCCGCGACCAAAGACGATGCGAAGCGCCTTGAGGCGGTCCACGCCCGCGCCCTGAAGCGGTTCGATGCGTGCGCCGTCCCGCAAGCCGAAATCCGCGCGCATTCGCTCATGTGCCGCCGGTTCATCTCCATCCCCGGCGCAATGTGGGAAGGACCGTGGGGCGACCAGTTCGCCAATTCGATCAAGGTCGAGATCGACAAGCTCTCCAAGGGCGTGGACAAGATCGTTCAGGACTACCGCGCGAACCGCATCGCGCCCGATTTTCGCCCGGCTGGCGGCAACAGCGACACAGACACGGCGGATACGCTCGACGGCATCTATCGGGCCGACTCCTACCATTTCAAAGCACAGCAGGCGCTCGACAACGCATTCGAGGAAGCGGTTGCCGGTGGCTTCGGTGCCTACAGGCTGTGCAATGACTATGCCGACCCCTACGACAAGGATTCGGACGAGCAGAGGATCAATCCGGGCCTGATTATCGTCGATGCGGACCAGCGGGTTTATTTCGACGGCAATTCCAAGCTCTACGACAAGTCGGATGCCCGGTTCGCGTTCGTCCTCACGGCCGATACGGTGGAAGCGTTCGAGGAAGATTATCCCGGCAAGGCGGTGGATTGGCCGGAGAACCGGCTGACGACGATCTTCGAGTGGTTCACACCCGACGTCGTGGTGAAAGCGGAATATTACGAGGTCGAGGAAAAGCCCGACGATCTTCTCGTGTTCACGCAAACTCTCTCCGGCGAGCAACAGCGCTGGTGGTCGGACGAGATCGAGGATGACGACGCCAAGGAGCTGAAGGCCAAGGGCTGGAAGTCGGAGACGATCAAGCGCGTCCGCAAACGGGTCCGCAAGTATCTCATGTCGGGCGCGGAGGTTCTTGAGGATTGCGGCTATATCGCTGGTGACTGCATCCCCATCGTCCCGGTCTATGGCAAGCGCTGGTTCGTCGACAACCAGGAGCGGTTCCGGGGCTTCGTGTCGAAGCGCATGGACGCCCAGCGCATCTACAACGGCCGCGTGTCCAAGCTGGCGGAGATCGACGCATTGGCGCCGCGCGAGAAGCCGATCTTCCTCGCCGAGCAAATGCCGCCTTCGCTTCGCGATCTCTGGTCGAAGCAGGAACAGGAGCGCCATCCTTACGCGCTGGTGAACCCGGTCTATAATCCGGATGGATCGATTGCGGCGATGGGTCCGATCGGCAAGGTCGAGCCGCCGCAACTGCAGCCGGTGACGGCGGCACTGTTGCAAATCGCCGGACAAGACCTCGACGACGAAACTTCGGACGGTGCGGACGAGGTTGTCGCCAACACGTCTGCCGAGGCGATGGACATTGCCGCGACCCGCGTCGATGCGAAGTCGGGCATCTTCCTCGACAACATGCGGCAATCGGTTCAGCGCGGCGGCGAGGTCTATCTGTCGATGAGCCGCGAGGTCTATTTTGAGCCCGGCCGAGCGGTCGAGACGATGAGCGAGGACGGCGAGGACGGCGAGGCAACTCTTCACCAGCCCTATACCGATCCCGCGACCGGCGCGTTCCGCATCACCAACGATTTCAGCCAAGGCAAATACAAGGTCATCGTCGATGTGACGGAGGCCACAGCCACCCGCCGCGACAAGACGGTCAAGTCGATGCTCTCGACCGCTGAGATCGCGGTACAGGCGCAGGACATGGAGCTGGCACAGGTCGCGATCCTGACCGCCGTGATGAATCAGGACGGCGAAGGCATGGGTGATATGCGCGATTATGTCCGCAAGCGGCTGGTCGGCATGGGTGTGGTCGAGCCGAACGACGACGAGAAGGCGCAGCTTGAAGAGGCGGCGCAAAGCCAGCAGCCCGACCCGCAGTCGCAGTTCCTGTCTGCCAAGGCGGAGGAAGCACTGGCATCCGCGGGCCAAAAGAAGGCGGACACGGTGCTGAAGGTAGCGCAGGCGACGGCTATCGGCGGTCCCGATGCTGCTCCTTCGCCGCCGGACGGGTTGGAAGCGGCGCACAAGGTCGCGGACATTCGCAAGAAGGTCGCCGAGGCGGACAACATCGAGGCCGATACGCGCCATATGCCGCAGAAGCTCAGCATCGAGGCCGCCAACGCCGAAACCAACCGGCTGAAGGCCGTCCACGATGCAGTGAGAAAGCATCTGCCGTAATTGTTCAAACGCGGGCGGGTTTCGAGCGTCCTAATCTCCTCGCCATAGGCAACCGCCGGGCCTCCCAAGCAACCGGCGAGACCATGGAGAGCCGATATGCCCAAAGCGGCAGTCGAAGACGAAGACGAAACCCTCGATCTTACCGAAGACATGCAAATCGACGACACCGAGCAGGCGGAGGTCGAAGAGGACGATACCGACACGAGCGGTGACGAAGCCGATACTGCCTCGTCCGCTGACGATGACGCTTCCGGCGACGAAGACGGTGCGACGCTAATCAGCTTCGGCGATGCGGTCGAAGATGATCAGGAGGGCGACAGCAGCGTCATTCGCCAGCTGCGCTCGGAACTGCGCGAGACGAAGCGCCAGCTGCGCGAATCCGCCAAGCCGGAAGACAAGATCGACCTCGGGCCGAAGCCGACGATGGCCGAGTGTGGCTATGATGAGGAAGAATACGAAAAGCAGCTTGACGCATGGAAGGCGAAGGAATCCGCCGCCAACGCCGAGAAGGCCCGCCAGAGCGAGGCGCAGCGTCAAGTCCAGGAAGAATGGCAGGCCGACGTAGCTTCGTTCGAGGCGAAGAAGGCCAAGCTCAACTTGCCCGATATCGACGACGCCCAAGCGGCGGTCGAAAGCACCCTCGATCTCGTCCAGCAGGCCGTGATGGTGAAGGCCGCGAATGATCCGGCGCTGTTCATGTACGCGCTGTCCAAAAGCCCGGCGAAGATGGCCGAGCTGGCGAAGATCAAGGACCCGATCAAGCTCGGCGCGGCAATTGCCCGCATGGAAGGGGGAATCAAGGTGGTGAAGAAGCGCAAGGCTCCGGCTCCGGACCGGGCACAGTCGGGATCGGGCGCAATGCCGATCGACAGCGATAAGCAGCTGGAGAAGCTGGAAGCCGAAGCCGAGAAGACCGGCGACCGCACCAAACTCATCGCCTACAAGAAGAAGCTCAAGGCGAAGGGCAAGTAGCGTGACCACCATCGCGACGGACGGTCGCTCCATGGCTGGCGATGGCCGCGTGACGGAAGGCGACGTCATCACGCAGGACGATTATCGCAAGATCAGAAAGCTCGGCGACGGACGCATCGTCGCCTTCTCCGGCAACGCCTACAACGATGATTCAGTCGTCGCGTGGCTCGA